CATGCTACCTGCAATACCCTGTAGCTGTGTCATTTCAGTCAGAGCTTGCTGACGTGAACCTGCCGCTAGTTGTGCAAGAGTCTGTTGCTGTGCTTGTCCAAGTCCTAGTGCATCAGGCTGTACCATTCCTGAGCCTGCTCCTAATCCTTGTGACTCACCTGCAAGACGTAAACCTAAACGTCCAGATCCAAACAAACGAGACTGAAGATCAGTTGCTTGCTGTTGGAATGAAGGCTGTAACAATGCTGCCTGTTCTTTGTAAATCTCTTGCGCTCGCTGAGCAGGATCAAGACTACCTAATTGACCATAGATATTACTTGCACCCTGAAGAGACTGGTTCAACAGTTGCTGATACTGTGGAGTCATCATAGAGTACTGCTGACCCGTCATCGGATTGTAGCCTTGCATACCCATTGATGTGGTTACAGTGTATGGTCTAAAGGTAGCGTATGGTGCAATCTCTCTTGCACGATTAACAGCTTCTTGAGAGATCTTTTGACCTCCGCCGCCACTACCGCCTCCGAATAACCCACCGATAATTGATGGTGCGACTGCCGCCGCTACTTGCGCCCAAGCCGCCATTACTTAAAGCCTCCAGTAGATGTACTTGATGTACTTGAGTCCCTAGGATCAGACGTAGGTGAGCTTTCACCATAGCGGCGACCGCCCATACTATTCACTAGGCTATTTAAGAACGTACTATTGTCAGCGGCTCTTACTGCTCGCTCTTGTGACATTCCTGCTTTACTAGTTAGAGCATCAATTAAATTACGTCTTGCATCCATAAAATCTTGGTTAACTCCAGTGTAGTCTGTGTAACCACCAAAAGGATTTCGGAAAGGTTGCGTAGGTAAGGCATATGGGTCTGCTTGTTGCTGAGGAGCTTGCATGCCAAACCCGCTAAACATCCCTTGAGAGTATGGGTTAAACATATTAAATTGTGGGTAACTTACACCACCAAACTGTGAAGGAAAGTTAAAGCCTCCAAAGTATGGAGAAAACATTCCTTGATAAGGATTATACATACTTTGTTGTGGCGCATTAGGATCATTGTATAACAACCCACCAGTACGTGCGCCTCTGACAAGTTGATCGTAACTCATATTGTTAATATCTCTTTGGTCAAAACCTGAGCTTGGAGCAGGAGAATAATAACGAGTTGCCGCACTGTATGATGTAGGTTGTTGTGGTTGCATCATACCTTGATGAAATTTCATGCCGGAAGCATATGAGTTAAAATCGGCAGGATTATAATCAGGCGGTAACACAGCGGAAGTTGGAACACCACCCGGTATGTAAGGATTGTTCATGACATCAGTCCTTCTATTGTAGTCTCTAGCGTTCTAATACGCTCACGCCAAACTTGACGTTGTGCTTTAACGTCTGTCTTGTCTTGATCGTAGTCTGCAAGGGCTACGTAGTCTGTTGCTTGTAGCTTACCCTTCAACTCATTGATCTCTTCTTGTGCAGTTTGCTTAGCCTGTGCTGTTTCAACTTGAGCCAAGAGTGCTGCTTCAGTAGGCTTTGGTGAATCATCAAGCCAGTTAAGACCAGAGTATGTTTCACCACTAAGAATCCACTGTTGATCTGCATATAGTTCTGTGAGTGCTAATTTAATACTCATGCTCCAATCTCCATCAGAGTAATTGATGATTCTTCAAATGATGTAAATGACCCAGTAGTATTACCGTTCTTAGCTTTAATTGTATATGTCACTGAAGAAGTTGTTGCAGGTGAATCAAGATAATGAACTACGGGTTGGACAATAAATCCTGCATTTTGATAAGTATCTTGGATCTTAAAACTTTGACTGGTCGCAGAGATTGAAGTCCCATCTCTATCAATCAAAAAATTAACTTGGCCTTGGTTTGCATTACTACGACTAAGAGTTAAATATGGATTTGCAATTACAAGAATAGTGCTAGATGAAGCACTAGGAGTAATAGACGCAGTTGCACTATCTACATAAGTCGAAGAATTGGATGTATTCACATCGCTTGCAGCATTTCCATACACAACCTGTAATATCTTACCACTCTTAAATGTATTAAAAGTAGAGGTATCTAGCTTAGTTGCGATTGCAGTTTGAATCGCCGCAAACTCATCGTCAATTTCTGTACCCTTTACAACCTTGGCGGCATTACCTGAAGGTAGCGAATCCTTGGCCGCAAAGTCTGTTGCTTTAGTATAATTACTCATTAGAGAATCCTACCTTGTTTAACATATACGTCTATCTTTTGTACTGACAGTTCACCACCATCAATCTCTGTTTCAAATCCTAGTTGAAGAATACTACCATTACCACCTGCAGGAATACGAACAGCATCTGCAGAGATACCACTTGTATATTCAGCAATGTTGTACTCTGCTACGTTGTACTCAGCAACAGGTACTTCAACAGTACTGGCTGTGTAGCTTGTGTACAAACTGTTGTAGTCAAATGCAGACTTAACAGTAAATGGCTGACCTGATGAAGTAATCAAAGTCACAGCAAGTCGCTTCAGTAGTTTAGTTTGTGCAGGACTACCCATGTCAAAGTAGTTGGTGTAGTACTGCATACGATAGCTATCACCATTGTCTTGATACCCAAAGTATCTAGCAAGACCATCATTGTGTGTCATGTACACTTCACCGTCAAAACCTGAGAAGTCTGTAAACTCCATGTTGTTCCAGACGGTTACCCGTGATGCCCCATCCTGCAGAGGTGAACGCATATCAAATACATACACTTGCTTGGTTGATGGGAATGACAGGAGGTAGAATGCGTTAGACTCTGAGTAGGCTGACTTAATATTTGCAACATTCTCAGACTGAATCAAGCGTACAATATCGTCACGTACATTCTTAGAGATGTCCCGCATTGGCTGAGACTTTTCTTGAATGGTGCGGCCTAGTGATCTAACACCAGACTCTGACAAGAAGATAATATCTGTACCTGTATTCTGTACGCTGTCTCTTGCAATACACCCAACACCTGAGATAACTTCTACAAGTTGTAGAGTTGCAGGGTCTAAGTATGTTTGACTTGTATCACTGTCACCAAAGATAATAATGTTTTGCTTACAGAAAACAATTAAGAATCCATTGTGTGCGCCAAGAGCAATAATTTCATCGTTACCTTTGACAAGAATACTTGAGATTTCTAACTCGCCTGCAGTACCACCGTCAAAATCAGCACCGTTTAACAAATTAGACCAATGCAATGTCGTTTTGTTATCTGCTTCACTCGCAGTCCAAAGACGACCGTAAGCGGATAAAGCAACATTTGATTGTGGGGGTTGTTTGGTTGGGTTGCTTGGGTACTGTTCGTGTTGACTTAAGTCTTCAATTACCTGACCAACTGTATCAAAATATAATGGCTCATAACCTGCTTGGAATAAATAAGCCGCATCGTTTAGTGTTACCGCTTGCCAGTTACCTTCTGTGATTGTTTGTGTGCCGTTGTACGTAACTTCAGTAAGTGTACCACCAGAGTAAATGTAGAAAGAGTCATCAGACCAAACACCAAAGTATTCTGTTGCATCAATGTCAACAAACCGATGCATACCTTTGAGGCCAACATCAGCATCTTCAGCAAGCAGTGCCCAACCCTTACGTGCGCCTAAGCGTCCATACCTGTCAATCACACAGTTAGTTGCTTCTAGTGCAAACCCAGAGTCAAGTGTGATGCCAGACTCTTGCGTGTTAAGACCAAAGAATCCCGGTGCGGCAATACTGGCTGTTTGTAATGGAGTTGCCATTAGCTATTCCAAATAACTTCTTCAGGATGTTTAGCTGAATCAAATGCAATCGCATCATTCAGTACACGTTGTGCTGTAGAATATGCTGTGTTTGAAGCGGCACCACCATCTTCACCACGTTCTTCTACTGCTTTAGCATATGCAAGCATTTGCACTGGTTTAGCAGGAATGAGTAGTGTTGTGCTGTCACTTGTGAGTTCTGCTTGTGGCATTACCACATTGAACCGTAAATCGTATGCGCCATTAGGTACTGGAAAGATGTCAACCAATGTATCACCATCATCTGAAATACCATTAAATGAGTAGTACCGAGGTGATCCTGATGTAGGAGTATTGTTTAAGAACCAGTTGTTAAAGTCTGATGCAGTACGGTACGTCATAAAGTAATTACTGGTGTCATTGATAACATCTAATACTTTAAAACTATTCTGAGTACCGTTTAGTTCATAGTTAAACGTGCCAGAGGTTGTAGTAGCAGACAATGTAGTACGCAACGCAGACCATGACCAAGCATTCTCAATCTCTGTCTTAGCATCATTAACTAAAATACCAATCAATGCTGAGTATGTTGTTTCATCTACTGTGTCTACAGTACGCTCTCTTAAGCGTTTAAGTACATTGTTTACTAATTGAAGATATGTCATTTGCGTTTACCTACTATATAGACTATAGTATAACATAGTTTTAAAGAAATGTCAAGTTACCACTTGACTTTATGACTCCAGTACCTAGCAGATAATTTAGATGGACTAGAATCTTGAGCGTTATGCCTAGCATAGTAAGATTTTTTACGTGCCTTATCTTTAGCAGACGTAGGATTTTTGCCTGCGCCTTTAACACCCTGCTGACCAAAGCGAATAGTTTTAACTTGGTCACCTACTTTTGCTACAACAACGTGTGACTTTTTAGGATGGTTGGGTGTACGCTTAGGTTTGTTAAACCCACTAACACCTGCACGTGCAAGTCTTGGATCTTTCTCAGCCATTACTTTTTCTTCGCTGTCTTTGCAGATTGCTTAAAGGCTTTAGCGGTAGGTGCACCCTTGCTTCCGGGCTTACGCATCTTCTCGTTAGAGCCTGCCTTAATACGCTTACGCTTAGCGTGAATGTTTGCGTAAAGCCCTTTAGCCATTACTTCTTTTTACTACCAAGATAAGATTGCTTTAAAGTTTTCTTTTTATTAGTACCTTGTCCGATTGTAGAAGGCGAAATACCTTTAGCTTTTAAACTAGCAATATATTTTTTACGAGCCGCAGGAGTCATACTTGACGCTTTTTTTACAATACGCTGACGGGCCATTGCTTTTTGAGCCGCTGTCATATTTTTTGTATTAGGCATAATTATTTCCCCTTCTTCATTTCAGTAGTGTACTTCTTACCATTCCAAGTGAAAGTTTTATTACCTTTCTTACGGAAGTGAGCGAATGCTTCATCAAAAGATACACCACCCTTAGACTTACCTACGTTGTAGTTCTTAGCTTTAGGTGCAGAAGCTGTAGACTTAGGTGCATTACGCTTCATTTGTCCTGATGGGCCTGAAGAAGTTTTCTGTTGGTTCATTAAAGCTGAACCACCCTCAATAGCTGCTGCACCTGCGGCAGTACCAACAACGGCCTTCTTAGCTCTACGTGCAGCAACACGGCCACCCATGCGATCATATCGCTCAACTTTTTCAGGAGACATAATTTTACCTGTCTTCTTGTTCTGTGGAGCCTGTCCTGTTTTAGTACGCTTTACTTGATTACCACGGCCAACAAGTTTTTGAGCTTGTGTTTTAACTGCGCCTGTAGCTTTGGAGGCTGCTGTACGTACTGGTTGTACTTTTGCTACTGCGTTTTCAGCAGCTTTAACTGCCTTTGCCCCATGCTCTCGAACTGCTGCAGAACGTCCTTGATTTTGAATTGTTTTAATAATTCCACGTGTAATAACTGGCAAAGCTCTTAAGGCTGCTGCAGCAATAAATGGTAGTGCCATATTAGTATCCCCTTATTTGTAGTTACGAATTTTACCCGATGGTGACATAGTACCACAGGGAGAAGTTTTAGGTTTCTTTGGTGTAGGCTTTTTCTTACCGGGCTTTGGTAGATCTGTCATACCACCAAGTAGTTTGCCTTCGTCAAAGACTTCGGCAGGGTTTCTATATTTAGGCATATTACTTCTTCCTTACTGATTCGGCTAAACCGCCGCCAAAATAAAAGCCAACGATCATCAACATGATTTCTCCAATCCAGAAGTCACCAATGATTTGCTTGACTGCGTTAATGTCACCTTCTCCTGCAAGAGTCATTGCAAGGACAAGAACAAACATACTGAGAAACACAGCAGTAAACATCAAAGCAATGTAACGCTGTGCTAACTTAAATGGTGCATAGGCGTTCATCAAATCAATCTTAGCCTTTGACTTCGCCGCTATCTCTTCTTCTGTGGATGTGTGCATATCATCAATAAGGTCTAAGCCTTTCTTGATAACGTCACCTGATCCTAAAATCTTTGACAACACTGCAATCATGTTCCTTCACCTGTTACGTCTGTCTGTATACACACAGCCTCGTAGTTGATCTTAGGCTTTGGTGCTGTGTTAATAAATACTTCACGGGCTTTAAAGCAATCATCCATTGTCATGAACGGCCCTTGTGGAAAGACAGCGTAGCCATCAGTTTGAATAAGTATTGCGAATAGTAGCCACATTACGTTTATCCTTGTTTACTTAACCAGTAGAAAACGTAGATTACCAAGCCAACGGCTGAGAGAATGCTAATGCCCAAACCAATCCCAACGCACCAATTAACAATTTGTTTCTTACGGTTAAGTCTTTTGGCTTTCTTTTGGCGTTCAACGGCTTCACGGCTTTCCTTCATCTTTTTCTGGTAGTCTAACCAATCTGTCCATAACCCGGCTCGCCCTTGCCAGATCATCATTTGTTTCAGAGCCTCTTCGTATTCTTTGAGTTGCTCTGTAGCCATGAACGCTTCAAGGTCAGACTTATATCCATGTTCATGTGCTTTCTTTTGTATCTCAGCTTTGAGTCCAAAATACTTTGCTAATGCTTCCCCTGCTTCATACAGTTCTTTACCATTAGCAATAGTTTCTTTGATGACACCAAAGGCCGCATTAGCGGCGGCTAGTTCAGCTATCATCTGGGGGTTCCTTCCCCAATAACCTCTGTACTGTCTGTGTTTCGTAGATCCTAATTGCTGTCCATACTAGCGTAAACAATGCCGCCATTGGAGGCAACAGTTCACCAATCGTCCCGACTACTGTAACTACACTTAAACCATCTACGAGTGTTTTAGTGCTTTCTGTTGCCATCTCTTTCACGCCTCTTCCTTACTCAGCTAGATCAATTGCTTCCCAACCTGTAGTGTTATCTGCTTGGTATGCTTCTTCATTCCAAACATAATCACCTTCAGGCTTAACAATCGGTGCGTCCCACTCAAGAGTCGTTGTGTTCTTTGTCCATGAAGCGTAAGGCTGTGGAGGCCAGAAGCAATCATTAGTCGCATCAAACTCAAAGCCTTTACCTGCATAACGCTTACGGAAGTTTGAGTTGTATGAAGTTTGCTTCCATGTTCCGCCTAACAGGTTGTGACAGAATGCCGCACCAATAGAATCAGAACCCGGATAATCTCCGCCACCACAATCGCTGTTAGATACAACGATTACTCTTTTTACTTTGTTGTTTGCATCTATTTCTGCAAAGTGTGCCATTGATTTAATCTCCTTTGATTAAACTTGATATCTAATAATTACGATGCCTGAACCGCCAGTGCCGCCAGTGCCGTCAGCAGTAGACACAACTCCACCTCCACCACCGCCTCCAGTATTAGCAGTGCCGTCTTCTCTAGCGGTAGAACCAAGAGAGTATTGACCCCCATTACCACCACCGCCAGTTCCGCCAGTTCCTAAAGTACCAGAATAAGATCCGCCTCCACCACCACCGGCGTAATAACCAGAGTCGCCTGTGGATGTCGCAGTAGCCCATGTAGAAAGGTTAAGACCTATGCCGCCTGCACCTGCACCGGAAGCGGTTCCTGTCGATCCTGTGGCACCTGCACCACCACCGCCACCAGAACCGGCATTATTAGTACCATTATCAGCACCATCACCGCCACTATTACCAAAAGATGTAATTTGGGCTGATCCACCAGTTCCACCAGTAGTGTTGTGCGAACCGCCACCGCCTGATCCACCGTCGGCACCATCAAGGCCATACGCAGTAGCACCGGCTCCACCACCTAGACCGGCTATCTTGCCTAGTACGCTAAGAGTGCCGTTCTTAGAACCGTTGGCAGTGTTGACTTCATATCCACTAGAGTTTGCACCACCTGCACCACCGGCACCAATAACAACAGTTTGAGTTGTTCCAGTTTCAAAGTACACATTGTCTTGCGTAGCACCCCCGGCACCACCTCCGGCACCAACGTAGCCTCCGCCACCTCCGCCGCCACCGACAACAAGCACTTCAAATATTCCAGTCTTAGTTACTGAGAAAGAACCTGATGCTGTAAATGTATGGTATTTATATCCACCTGATGTGACTTCAGTACCACCCGATCCTGTTCCTGCTTCACCTACAACTACCCGTGGCAATGTCGCATACGCAGGTACTGTAAAAATTCCTGTGCCAGTAAAGGTGTGGTATTGATAACCACCAGATGATGTCACTGTACCACCTGTTGCAATTTGTGTGTCTGATTGGTAGCGGATAATGACAATTCCTGAGCCACCGACATTTCCCGGTTCTGCGGCTACTGGATGTGCGCCTGCTCCACCGCCAGTATTAGCGGCACCGTCACCAACGTCATTATCGCCAGTGTTACCACCACCGCCTAATCCACCATCAGCAAAGTATGAAGCACTTGAAGAGTTTGCGGCACCTGCACCACCACCTGCGTAGTATCCAGAATCGCCAGTAGATGTAGCAGTCGCCCAAGTAGAATAGTTTAAGCCGTCCCCGCCATCGCCTGCTCCACCGCTAACAGCACCCGCGGCACCTGCGGCATTTGCTCCGCCTCCACCGCCTCCGGCACGAGATACCCCACCAGATCCTGATCCAAATCCGGCACCACCATCGTTACCGTTTTTACCAAGACCATACCCATTGTAATAAGCAGTGGAGCCTGCATAGGCACCTGCTCCAGATCCACCGGAATAACCGTCTTCTCCACCTGTGTATCCAGTAGAAAAAACAACGCCGTTACATCCACCGCCTACACAATAAACTGTGCTAATACTTGAAGGGTTTCCGGGTGTGGGGTTACTTTGTGCATTTCCGTCACCACTTGCGCCACCGCCACCAACGGTTACTGTGCTATTTCCAATAGGGAGAGTAATTGTTTCTTGCTGTAAATCACCGGCACCTGCTCCACCGTATGCGGCAACAGATCCTATTGTGCCACCACCGCCACCAACAACAAGAACTTCACACTTTAGACCGGCATTGTTTTTAGTGTTGGAACTTAAACCTGAGATTGCCATTATACTAAATACCTTATGATTACAACGCCTGAGCCGCCTTGACCGCCTGTGTTACTGTAGCCGCCTCCACCGCCACCGCCAGTGTTAGCAGTGCCATTATTACCTACACCACCGGCTGAAATACCATCACCACCGCCACCTAGGCCACCAGTGCCTGCGGATGTTGATCCAGATCCTGCGCCACCACCTGCGTAGTATGTAGCTGTGCCAGTAATAGAAGACTGAATACCATCTCCACCATCACCGCCAGTATAAGAAGAGCTACTAACATTTGCGCCTACTTCTCCGGCTCCACCGCCTCCACCTTGGCTTCGGTGTAAGTAGTTAGAGGCTACTGTATCGCCACCGGCAAAGCCGTGTTTAAATGTTGGAATACCTCCAGTAGCAGTAGCATTGTTGTAAGCGGTAGAACCACCTCCAGAAGCTCCGTTGCCCCCATCTACACCGCCTCCGGCACTGGCACCACCGCCACCACCATTTACAGAAATATCTCCAAAAGATGTAGTACCACCTTGAGAAGCTGTTGTAGATCCAGTGTTAGTTCCTGCTCCACCATTACCAATAGTAATTGTGTAATCGCCTGCGGCTAGATAAACAGCAGGTTCAGGATCAGATAATGCGCCAGAGCTTTCGCCGGGGACAGAAGAGCGATAGCCGCCTGCGCCACCACCTGCGCCAATGGTAGAGCCTCCACCACCGCCACCGCCACCTACAATGACATACTCAAATAAACCGGCTTTAGTTACAGTAAATGTACCGGAAGAATTAAATGTATGAATTTTGTAATCACCAGAGGTTGTTTCAGTACCACCAGAGGCTTCAGCAAAACCGGGGCCGGGTGCTTGAGTTAGATTAGAAATACTCATACTGCGTACCTTATGATTACAACGCCTGAACCACCGTTGCCGCCGAGAGTGTTAGTTGAGAAAGCACCTCCGCCTCCGCCTCCACCAGTGTTCGCTGTTCCGGCTTGTGAGGCTAAGTTATTTAACGCACCATCACCCCCACCACCAGAGCCTCCAGAGCCATTAACTCCTGCGGTACTGCTATTGGTGCTTCCGCCACCGCCTCCGGCGTAATATCCAGAGTCCCCAGTTGATGTTGCAGTTGCCCACGTTGAATAAGTGTTTGACCCCGCACCACCATCTCCGGCTTGTTCAGAAGAATTTCCTTGGCCCCCAACAGCACCTGCACCGCCGCCGCCGGAACCACCAATAGAGGTAGTGTTCTGTACTGCGGCATCTCCGCCGGCATTGCCCTGCCCAGTAATGATTGGCTGACCCGCAGGTTTTGCATACGAATCTTTTGACGTACCTCCACCAGATCCACCATCAAAACCACGGTTTTCTGGGTTGTTAGCTCCTGCGGAGCGAGAACCACCACAGCCACCACCCACAGCAGTAACTGGGCCACAAACAGACGCAGAGCCGATTAAGTTTATTACAGAAACATCACCATCATCTACAGCGGGAGCTCCTGCTCCGATTGTTATTGACGTAGCTCCCGTAGGTAAATAAATAGTTTGTTGGGAAAGACCTCCGGCACCGCCTCCGCCGCCTCCGACATCACCACCTGCACCGCCACCACCAACAACTAGCACCTCAAATAGCCCTGCTCTAGTTACGGTGAAGTCATCTGTGCTAGTAAATGTGTGGTACTTATACCCACCACTTGTGACCTCTGTGCCACCTGATCCAGCGCCTTCTTCACCAACAGTTACACGAGGTGTAGTTGCTGATGCATTTACTGTGAACGTGCTTGTGCCGGTAAACGTGTGGTAGTAATAATCAGAATCACTTGTGACTGTACCGCCTGTGGCTAACTGACCACCTGCTTTGTCGTAGCGGATAATTACGATGCCTGAACCTCCTGAACCAGAAGTTGTAGAAGCGTTTTCGGTGCCACCGCCCCCGCCTCCGGTATTAGCCGTTCCGTTACCGCCGTTAGTACCGCCAAATTGACCGTCACCGCCGCCGCCTAAGCCGCCTGAGCCTCCGCCAGTGTCTCCACCACCGCCGCCGCCACCTCCGATGTAGCGTGTTCCAGACTCATCAACACCTTGTGATGTTACAGAAAGCCATGTGTCATAGGCAGAAGTTCCATCTCCTCCAGCACCGCCAGAGCCACTATTAAGACCGTCAGATCCGGCAGTGCCTGCACCGCCTCCACCGCCGCCTCCGTCTGAGCTGTCTCCTACACCACCTTGATTACCTTGAGGAAGTGTTGAGGTGCCCAGAGAAAACCCATTGTTGTCTTTGTTACCTGCATTATGTGAACCACCGCCACCTGATCCACCATCATCTGCCTTGCCGTTTGTTGAGGCATTTTCTCCACCTTGACCACAGCCGCCACCAATAGCAGTTGCGGGGCCGATAGAACTGGACTCACCACTAAAGTGTCTAATCAAAGCAGTATCTGCGCCACCTCCGCCACCAGCACCTACAACAACGGTGTTGTTACCTAGGCCTAATGTGATTGTAGTTTTTAGTACGCCTCCGGCACCGCCTCCACCACCGGGATCAGCACCGGCGGCACCCGGCCCACCTGCACCGCCCCCACCAACAACAAGAACTTCACACTTTAGACCAGAAATGGTTTCTAAGGCGGTGTTATAACTAGCAGGAATAAGCCGTGAGATAGCCATTACGCTGTGATCTCTGATCCGAATGCGCTAAAGGAAAGATTGGCTGTTGATGCGTACACTGTAACTACATCAGTAGCTTCTAGTGTTGTACCCACTGTAATTGCTACCGAATCATTCCCAAGGATTACTGCGTCATACGCAATATAGTGTTGGTTTGCTAGAGTAGCACCTGCAGGACGTACTGCAATACGATATGTAGCGGCTGTAGAGCCACGATTACATACAAAGATAGTCGAGACTACTGCTTCAGTAGATGCACCGACTGTGTAAAGATCTGTGTTAGTTGTTGCGCTAGGAGCCGACTGCCCTAATACACTGTATGTTGTTGCCATGTTAAGCTCCCATCAATAAGAATACATCTTGCAGACCTGCACCACCACCAGAGCCACCTGCAATAGCACCCCATTCAGTACCGTTGTACCCTTCAAACTGTGCAGTGTCAGAGTTGAATCTAAACATACCTGCGGCAGGTGTACCGTCACGCTGTGCTTCTGTACCTACTGGAATCTCAGCAGAGCCTGTTGAAGATGTTGCGGCAACAACGTCAGTCCATCCAGTGTTGTAGTCTGTGCCGTCTACTTTAGTAAGGGCTTGACCTGTAGTCCCACCTGCGGGAATGCCTACACCGTCAGCACCATCTGCACCTGCAGGGCCAGTTTCACCTTGAATACCTTGGATGCCTTGGATGCCTTGATCGCCTTGTGGCCCAGTATCGCCTGTATCACCTTTCTCGCCCTGTATTCCTTGGATGCCTTGG